GTGCAAATAAAATGATGACATCATTTTCAGGAATGAAGATATTAAAATATCCAATTCCAAGAGTAACTGATGCTTCTGCATTATTTGGTGTTGATGGTGGCGATTCTGATGAAACTGGTAATTATAGTGCAAGCAATATATATGCTGGTACTCAAGCTGAAACTATATCTCAAGCAAAATTAGATAAATTAAATTCTGTATTTGGTATTGATGTATCGTATGCTCAAGGAAATATTAATTGGAATAAAATAACAATTCCTAAAGGTGATGGATATCATAAACCTGATTGGGTTATAATAAAAACAACTCAAGGTACTACCATAATAGATAAAAAAGCTGTTAGAAATGCTACAGGTGTAAAAAATGCAGGAATTAAAGCAACATATTATCATTTTGCACAACCATATACTGGCAATAACATTATAGATAATGCGAAAGAACAGGCAAAATATTTTTTAACTCAAGTTAAAGCTCTTAGTGGTATAAAAAAACCTGATTTCCCTCTTGTTGTTGATTTTGAACATATTGATTCAAAAGGAATTTTTTGGAGTAATAACAAAACTAATAATGATTTATGGTTAAAAACATTTATAGCAGAATTAAAAACTGCTGGTTATGATACTATTATTTATGGCGGTGGCGGTGCATTAAAAGATTGTACGAGTGCAAATTTCAGTCCAACGCCATTATGGTTATCACAATATATTGAACCTGAATTAAATAATCCAAATCCTCCAAAGGGTTGGGATTGGACTATTTGGCAATTTAGTAGTATGGGTAAAGTAAATGGAATTACTGAAAATACTGTAGATATAAATGCTATGAAAAAAACTTATTTTGATAAATATCCATTAATATCATAAAAAAAGGGACTTAAATAAGTCCCTTTTTTAATTCGTGTAAACTAATTATATCATCATCCACAGTTTCGGGATTATATTTCATTTCATTAATTTTATTTATTGCTTTATTAATACTTTCAATATTTGCATTAGCTTTAGCATTTTCTAATAACATAATATTATTAGTTTTATAATCTTTTAACATTGATTCTTTTTGTTTTTTCGTTGATTTTATCAATTGCAATAATAATGTTTTATCGTCTTCATTTAATCCTTCATATTTTTCATTAAATTTATCAATAGCAATTTCAATTACAGCTTCATCCACGTGCTCAACAGTTTCTACCAATTCAACTAAATTCTTTTTGGGCGATTTTATATGATTTAAAACTACAGTAAATGATTCATGAATTTTATCAACATCAACTTTATCGTAATCATTTAATGATTCTCTAATTAAACAATTAATAGCATTATATAATTCAACTTTTTCTTCATCAATAGATGTTGTGTTTTCATTAATAAATGAATTTAATTTAGCATGTTCATTATCAATTTCATCAATAGTGTAAATTTCAAATTGTTTTATATTATTATCAATATAACGAGTTGCCATCATATCGTTATCAATATGTTTATTTTCGATGTTGTTATAAATTTTAAACTCCAATTGTAATATTGGTGAATTTTTCACAACATCAAAAAATTTTGAAGTAAGTTTCTTTGATTCTTCATTTAAAGTTTTACTGAAATAAGAATCCTTTAATTTATTTGAAATTAATAGATTAACAACACCTATGTTAATATTTTTCATATAGTTAAATTAGATTTTCTATAAATACTGTAATTATTTAATAATGTTAGCATAATACTATTAATAAATTTTAATATTAAACTATTCATTTAAATCGATGTTTTCAATATCTTCAATTTCAATATCTTCTACAATAATATTTTTTTGTTCAGTATTAATACTTTCGCCTTTTTTTAATAATTCATCAATTTGATTTATCATTAACTCAGCATTTTTATTTAAATTTTCATTAATTTTATTATTTTCAAATATAATTCTTTTATTTATTTGAGTATTTCTTTTTTCAGTTTCAGAATGACTACCAAAAATCATTTCTTCAACATGTTTATTATAATTAAAAGTTTCTTTATTTTCAGCCATTGGTGGAGTTCCACCCATTTCACCACCTGCTGGTGGCATACCGCCTCCTACTGGTGCTGGTGCACCACCCATTGGTGCTGGTGGCATACCGCCCATTTCACCACCTGCTGGTGGTATACCACCTCCTACTGGTGCTGGTGGCATACCACCTGTAGCACCCGACATATTCATTGCATCTTCTGGAACTCCAAATCTTGCATCAATATCTTTAAATAAACCAGATTTTTTAATTGAAATTGGAGAATCTGCAAGTTCTTGCATCACAACTTTTTCCATTTTTTGTTGTTTCAAATCTTCAACAATTTCTCTATCACTCATATTGAATAATATTCGTTTAGCATTAGTATGAGACATTGCAGCAATACCACCTTCACCACGAGTTAATTCAGTATATGTTTGTGCTTTTTCACGGAATAATTCAGCTTTTAATTGTTCTGCTTGTGTTGAAGGATTTGTTAATGTAAGAGTAAAACTATTTAAATCTTCACCACTATAACCCAATAAATATAAATGAATCATTGCCATTTTATTGAGTTCTTGAATAATTGCTTGTTGGATACGATTAATTTTCTTAGCAAAACGAATATCATATTGAGCTAAATTTTTTCCACCACCTGCTGCGTCTTGAAAACTTAAAAACGGTTTTGGAATTCCTAATCCAATAAATAAATTATCTCTTAGATATTCAATATCTTGAATTTGGTCAAGATTAGATGCACCCGGAAGTGTATCAACTCCAGTTGCAGTATTTGCATTACGAACAGGTATGAAATAATCTTCATCATTACCTAATATATTAAATCTATAATCGATTTGACCATCATTAGGTGATACTTGTGCAACTTTTTTAAATTTAGTTGCTACTTTATAGATATAATCTTCAATATCATCTTCATCAATATTACCTACATCAATTTTAAATACCTTTTTTTCCCCAGCACGTATAATACGATAAGTTAACATGGCATCTTCAGCCATAACTAATTGCCTAAATACTCTACGTACTTTATTTAACACAGATGAACCATATGGTAAATATTTATCATCACCAAGTAGCCTAAAATGCGCAATTTCAAAAACGTTAAATTCATCACCAGTCATTCTTTCTTTAAATTTTATAATTGGTTTACCGTTTTGAACTCTTTCAATTCTTTCTATTTCATAATTAACTAATTGCTTAACATGACTAATACCTTTTTTACGTTCTCCATATAGTAAAACAAAATTATCGCCATACTTTACAGTATTTCTTACCCAAAAAGGTAAATTAACGTTAATATCGATAGTATTATAGAAAAAATCTTCTAATAATAGTTTTATTCTTTCTTTATTAGAATTTATATTTAACATTTTACCATTTAATCCAATAGTAGTACATTCTTCCATAAATAAATCCAATGCACTTGAAATAATTGGATAATATTCCATACCTTCATAATCAATATAAGCTGGAAGTCTGGCTGCTTCATATTGTAATGCTTTTTGAAAACCTCTATCTGTTGTTCTGAAAAATTTATTTTGAAGTTCTCTTTTTTGTTCTAATTCTAAACCTTTACGATGTATTTCTTCAGGACTATTACCTTTAATAATAATTTTGCTTGTATTATTTGTAGGAATAATTTGAGCTTGATTAGTTTGATTTTGAAAACCATCAAGATTAAGCATTTTATTTAGGTTTTGATATATAGTTCCCTTTTTATCTTGTTCAGCCATTTTTATAATTTTTTATATTTTTTTATAAATACTAAATGTTTTTTGAAAAGACATTTGTATATAAATACATTTTATTTTTTAATTAATCCATCAAATAACCAAGAATTTACACCATATGGATTCATAGGCGATGAACTGGATGGCGATATAATAGGTTTATTTTTTAATTGTTGTTTAGAACCTATTGTTTTCACATCATTTAAATTCATAATAGCTGTTAACATTTTTTCAGTAATTCCTTTACTTTGTTTAAACCTAACCATATCAAAATTAAGAACGTATAATCCTATTGATAAACCCATTATTGAATCATCATGGAATGAACGTTTATGGTCAGCAACACGATTTCCGGGAATTGTTACAAATGTTTTTAATTCACTAAGTAATCTTGTAGACCTTATCAACACATCTTCTAAATGAATAGCTCGTTGCATTTCAAGTAATACTGAAGCTCTATTGTTACCGATGAAAAAACCCGGTATTAAATCAACAGTAATTACAGAACCATCGGACATAGTTTTTTGACCTTTTTTAATATATCCTTGTAATCTATCTCTGGAAGGTTTATGTGAAACTTCTGCATAATGAATACTTTCTTCAGGATAACCATATTCAATTAATTTTTCAACAGTTTGAACTCCATAACCACCAGTTATATCAACAACACAATACGCATTATTATATCTTTTTCCGTATTGATATGCAACTTCAGCAAGTTGTTGTGGTGATATTTTACCATAATATTCTGCAACTTGCTCAACTTTATGCCTTTTTATTTTAACTTTTTTAATTTTATCACCTTTAGTTATAATTTTTTCTTCAATAATTTCAATAGTTTTTAACATATTTAATGTTGAATTATCTTCGCCATGTCCGGGAGATGCATCTAATGCCATTATATAATTTTCACCGGGTAATGGGTCTTCGAAAATCCACATATTTAAATCAACATATTCTTGACGAAGTATAGGTCTAATTTCATTTTCTTGTATTCTTTTTAGATATTCTTCAGCAATAAAATTATCTCCTGAACCTAAAAATGAACATAATAATTCTTGCGCAATTTTGCGCATATCTCCGTTAGCTCCTTTAATTTGTTCTTCAAACCAAGGAGATGTGGCTTCCCAGCCATCATCAACCATTTTATTTCTTTGTGATTTACTCCACTTTTCGTCTGGAATTTTTATTTCATCTTCTTTATTCTTGTTCTTAACCCAACTTAACCCAACATTATATCTTGGGTCATTAAACCACCACAATTCGACTGCTTTAAAACCATTATCACTTAAACCAGTTTCTTTATTGATTTTACGAGCACCATCAAAATGTTTATAAAATACAGCATCTAAACCTGATGGTGTACTAACCATAATAGCTCTACCACCTGTACCAAGTGTTGGTTTAGCTGCAGTCCAAAATTTATCACCCATATCAGTCCATGCAGTTTCATCCCAAAATATTAAAGTAGGTGTCATACCACGTAAACCACCTTTAGCTGAAAATGCACCTAATTTAGAATCATTATCATATATTTTTAATTTTTGAGTGTCTTTATATTTTCCACCAAGACTTTCCCTACCAGTTTTTGGTCTTAACCAAGCAGGACAACCTTCAATAAATAATACAACGTCACTCATAATTTCATCACGAGCAGTTTCAAGTTTATTTGCAATGATTGCAACCTGTCTATTTGAATTGAACATAATGTACCAAGCAATATATGCACAAGTAGTTGTAGAAATACCTGCCTGTCGATATTTATTAGCAACAACTAATCGATTATCTCTATATGTTTGAATTAATTCTTTTTGAAAATCAAATAATTTAAAAGGCACTATTAGACCAGCTAAACCTTGTGTTTGGTCGAAAATAGTTAAATATGTCTCAATAAAATAAATTGGATTAGTACCACAACGAACAATTTCTTTTTCTTGCTCATATAATGTTAATTCGCTTGCTTTTTTAGCAATTCCAGCTTCAGTAACGATAATCGGTTCAATTTTTCCCGATTTTTTTCGCATTTCTTCCGCTAATTTCCTAATTTGTTCCTTTTCTTTTTCTTTATTATAATCTAACGGAATTATAGGTATATGTTCTGGATATTGTGACTCTTCTTTATCTAATTTATCTAATTCGTCTTTAGTACTCATTTATAAATTTTTATAATAAATACTTAAAAAATAGTATTTATTGATATGGTAAAATGTGGTATATATAAAATAGTATCAAAAAACACAAATAGAATTTATATTGGTAGTTCATCTAACATAGTTAAAAGATGGAATACACATATTAATAATTTATTAAATAATAAACATCATTCAATAAAATTACAACGACATTTTAACAAATATGGTATTGATGATTTATTATTTTCAATAATTGAAGAATGTTCAATAGAATCTTTGTTAAATAAAGAACAATATTATTTAGATAATAATTATTGTTATTTTAATATATGTAAAAATGCAAGAAATTGTTCAGGTAGAATACCTTGGAATAAAGGTATGAAAATGTCTAAAGAATTTTCAACAAAAATGAGTATTATTGGTATTGGTAATAAAAATCGTATTGGTAAAACCCATAGTATTGAAACTATTAATAAAATACGAAATAGTTCAAAAAATAGAATTTTTAAAACTAAATTAAGTGATATTGAAATTAATGAAATTAAATTAAAATATATACCTAAAAAATATAATTCATTAAAATTAGCAAAAGAATATAATGTAAGTAAAAGTACAATTTTAAAAATAATACATAAAGTGTAAAATAATTAAAATTGTACTAACCGCAAAAAATGGTAAATATCTTGATTTATCATTTTTCGAAACACATATGCCCTAACATGGTGCTATGTGCAAATTAATATGCAAAATACGTAGTTGACTAATTGTTTCAACGTGACTTACGACTTTAGTTTTAATGGAGATTCACCAGCTCGAACAATTACCGTTTCCATGTCACTCTACGAATTTCGATTTCCTTCCTCCGAATGGTAGGATGAACTCAAAAATATAAATAGTTATTTATTGAAATTTTATCGAAGAAGTTTCAATAAATTCATTATTTTTTAATATAATTTTTCTCGCTGATAACATATCTTTAACTTTAGCTAAAGTCATACCGTAGTGAAATACTAATAATGGTAAATCATCATTATCTTGTTCAAACATACTTTCATAATCACTAATCATATTACCATTTTCATCTTGTTTATCTACTTCATACGCTAACGCATGGATTGTATAATAACCATGCATATATGGTCTATCTACAGCTTCATGTAAACAACACAAATCAAATGTTTTTGTTTTAAGATTGATAGTTTCATTGATATAATCCTCAGTTGGTGGTTCAGCATTATCACAAGCAGGTGATAAATCCCAACGCCAAGCTTCTATATCAATTTTTGAATCATCATGGGAAAAGATAAATTCGTATAATCCTTCATCTTTAGAGTTATATCCAATTTTTAATACGAATATTAGTTTTAACTTATTTTCATCCATAGTATTTTTTTTATAAATACGATATGGATTAGAATTTATTGATATAGAGTGCCTAAATTATCAAAATTCACATTAACATTTGTGTTATATTTTTCATTGATAAAATCATTAAGAGCTGTAATTTCAAAAGAATATATTTTTTTAATTAATTTCCACTTTTTCAATAATATAAAATAACTTATTATTGTAATTATTAATAATATTATAAATAATTTAAATGAAAAAAATAAGATTATTAATAATAATAATATTGGTATTATATTCTTTATAAGATATATGTAACTATGTAGAACATGTAAAAATTCTTCACAATATGAAATAGTAATATCTTTCATTTTAAAATATTCTTCTTTCTTAAGAAGTTCTTCATATTCGTTTTTATTATAATTAGTTTTACGAATAAATTTTAATGATTTATATTTCCTATTTATTGTTCTTAGTTCCATATGATTTATTTTTTTGATATATACGGTAAGTAGATTCAATTGTTACATATAAAACAAAAAAGCCAGTATTTTATTACTGACTTTTTGTTTTTATTTAATTTTAAATCAATTATACACCACCCATTGAAGTTTTACCTCCAGTACCACCAGATGCAAAAGGATTTTCAGTTCTTAAAGGTGTGTATATGTAATTACCACCTTGTAAACCAAAACTTGGATTTTTTAATTTATCCATTTCATAACCTTGTTGCATTAGTGCATATTTTTGTTCAGTACTCATTTTCATTGCTGCTTGTTTTCTTGCTCCAGCCATCAATGATTGTGAAAATATTTTATTAAAAGCATCGTTAATTGAATTTGGGTCAGCTTGATTTATTTTTTCAAATTTACTTGCATTACTTGAAAATGTATCCAAAAAACCTTCATCAATATTTCCTTTAAAATTTTTGAATTGTTCATCAATAACAATATCAAGTTTTTTCAATGCTTCAGGTTTACTACTTTCATTTAAAGTAGATTTTCTTAAACCAGCTTTTTCTTCAATACGATTACGAATATATCGTCTAAGTTTAACTTCAGATTCACTCATAATTGGTTTATCAGTTTCAGCACCTTCACGTTTTACATTTTTCCACATTGCTGCAGCAGCTACAGCTTTAGGGTCTTTAGCACCACTTGCTTTTGCTTTTGCTTCAACATCCTTAAATCCTTTACCCGGTTTACCGATATCTTTACCTGCTTTTGCTTGTTTTACAACTTCAGATTTTTTTTCTTTTGATAATCCAGCACTTGGTTTTTCAGTTTCTTTAATCACACC